TGCCCAGGGGGGCCAGGGCCCGCAAGCTACGCCGGAACGCCTCGCCGATCACGCGCCGCCGCAGAACGACTTCCAGGCTTTTGGACGCAGAGGAGTGGGGCGCCGTGGACCTTAACATGAAGCGCGAGAGCTATCAGTCGAAGCTGAAATCCGAATCTTCCCCGGCCGGCATCAAGGGCGGCGGGTCGGGAGACGGGTCAGGGCCGACTTCGTCGAGCCGGTCCTATCCCAAGGGGTCGAGCGTCGGCATGACCCCGGATTTCGACCCCCGTAAGGGCAAGCGTTCGAAGACCACGATCTATGTAGGTGGCGTTTGAGTTTGAACCTCGGCAACGACGCCCTCGCGGCCCTGCGCGCCCTGCGCGGCAACCCCGATTTCCGGGCGCTGCACGCGGCGCTCGGCGAGCAGGTGCGCAGGTACATGAACGCGTCCCTCGACATGGAGCTGGGTAATTTGGCCGTCAGCGTCGGGTACGCCCGCGCGCTGCGCGACTTCTACATGGCCCTCGAATCCGGGATGCTCGACCAGCCGGTCAACCGCGTCGAGAAGCCGGGCCCGGTAAAGAAGGCGAGTGCCGCCTTTGGATAACTCCACGCACACACAGGAGAAGCCCAGGTCCGAGCGAAGCCACGCTTCGCTCGAGGGCTCGGCGCCGTGGGAAAACCCGATCCCGCCGCAGGTCCGCCGCCAGGTCGAGCAGGCCGAGGAGATCGCACGCCGCTTGCAGGAAGGCGAGAGTGTTCAGAGTTCTGCGCCCGAGGCGCCTGATTCTCCTGTCCAGGCGGACGCTTCGGCGCAGGAGCCGGCCTCGACTGCGGGCGAAGCCTCGCTTCGCCCGGGGCCGGCAGAGGAGCCGGCTGGGCCAGGATCGGGCGCGCCAGCAGGCCCGGCACCGCAACACCAGCCGGCTCCGTCTTCGCCCCCCGATTATGAGCAACGCTACCGCACATTGCAGGGCAAGTACGACGCCGAGGTGCCCCGGCTCAATACCGAGCTCTCGCGCTACAACGCCGAGAACATGCAGCTGCGCAGCCTGCTGGCCGATTTGCAGGCGCGCGACGCCTACCCGCCGGCCCAGGGCCAACGCGGGGCTCCCTCGCCGTCGGTAAATATCCCCGACGAGGATGCGACCGAGTATGGCGAGGATCTGATCACCGCGGCGCGGCGCTGGGCGCGGGCCGAGATCCAGCCCGAATTGGAGACGATGCGCGCCGAGCTCGGCCAATTGCGCGGCGGCCAGCAGCGCGTCGAGACGCAGAGCATGCAGCAGCACATCGCCCAGGGGCTGAACTCGGTGCCCGAGCTCGGCGGCGGCGTGTGGCAGCAGCTCAACAACGACCCCGATTTTCTGGCCTGGCTCAACCAGGTCGACCCGTTTGCCGGCGTCTCGCGGTTCGAGATGCTCCGGCACGCCACCGGCGTGGGCGACGTTGCCCGCATTTCCCGGTTTTTTACTGCGTATCTCCAAGAGCACACCGCGGCGGACCACGCTTCCGGCCCGGCCCACACGCACGCCACCAACGGCCACGCACAAGGTGCCGGGCCGAACGGGGCAGGCGCGGGCCCGCACCGGAGCCTGGCGAGCCTGGCTGCCCCCGGCCGCGCGGCCGGGGCGGCGACGTCGAGCGGCGCTCCTCAGAAGCGCATCTGGAGCACAGCCCAGATCAAAAAGCACTTCAAGGACGTCGTCGACGGTAGGTACCAGGGACGCGAGGCCGACCAGCGCCGCGTCGAGGAGGACATCGTCGCGGCACAACGCGAAGGGCGGATCGAGGGCTGATCACTTCAGGCCGAAGCGGAGCTTCGGCCGCACTGATCAGAGGAGCCTCGTATGGCCGTAACAGTAGCAACGACCCCGTGGGTCGGAAGTAACCCAAATCCTGCATACTCGGGCACGTTCATCCCGGAGCTGTGGTCCGGGAAGATGCTCGAGAAATTCTACAGCGCCACCGTCCTGGCGGCGATCTCGAACACCGACTACGAGGGCGAGATCTCGGAGAAGGGCGACAAGGTCATCATCCGGCAGACGCCGACGATCACCATTCGCGACTACGAGGTGAACGGCCCGCTGACGATCGACCGGCCGGCCGCCCCGACGATCGAGTTCTCGATCGACTTCGCGAAGTATTTCGCGCTGGCGCTCGACGACGTCATGGAGAAGCAGTCCGACATCAACCTGTTGTCGGCATGGAGTGCAGACGCGGCCGAGCAGCTCAAGATCGCGATCGACACGCACGTGCTGTCGACCGTCCCGGCCGGCATTTCCGCCGACAACAAGGGCACCACCGCCGGCAAGATCTCGAACGCGATCAACCTTGGCACGACCGGCGCCCCGGCCGTGCTGACCCCCTTGAACATCCTCAACTACATCGTCGACATGGGGACCGTGCTGGACGAGCAGAACGTCCCGGAGACCGGGCGCTGGCTGGTCATCCCGCCGTGGGCCGCCGGGCTCATCAAGAAATCCGACCTGCGCAACGCCAGCATCTCGGGCGACGGGGTGACGCTCTTGCGCAACGGGCGGCTCGGCATGATCGACCGCTTCACGATCTATTCGTCGAACCTGTTGCCGACCGCGGTCGAGGGCAGCGCCACCGCCTGGCACATCCTCGCCGGCCACCCGCACGGGATGACTTTCGCTTCGCAGCTCTCCAAGCTGCAGACGATCGTCTCCGAGAGTTCGTTCTCGCAGATCCTGCGCGGGCTCATGGTCTACGGCGCCAAGGTGCTCGACGGCATCGCGGTGACCGAAGTGTACGCGACGCGCGGCTAGTAACTATAGCTACGGTAGTTACTGTCTCAGGTTGAAGCAGGGCTTCGACCGTGTCCGAGAGGAACCGATGGCGCTGACCCTGGGCGGCATGTTCGCGGAGGCGCGCCGGCTCCTCTCGGACGACGACAAGACCCGCTACACCGACGCGGACCTCGCCAGCGCGCTCAACGACGCGCTGTTGCAGGTTCGCGCCAAGCGGCCCGACGCCTTCACCGGCATCGGGCTGCGCAACCCGGTGCCGCAGTTTATCGAGACCGACCTCGCGGAGACCTTCCCGATCGACCAGGTGTTCTACCCGCCTGTTCTTTATTACTTAGTAGGCATTTGTGAAACACGGGAGGATACATACGGCAATGACGCTCGTGCTGTTTCACTAACTAATAAATTCGTCGCCCAGCTGCTGAAGGCGGCGAGCTGATGGCAGACCTCGAGATCACCGCCACGCTCGACCGGCTGACCGACGCCATACAGGCGCGCCTGCCGGGCGTCCTTTACGACATCGTGCGCGGCGCGCTGTGGGACACGATCGAGGATTTCTGCGCCCGCTCGACCTATTGGACGGCGGTCGCGGACCTGCCCGCGGGCGGCCCCGAGATCACGGTCGCGCCGCCGGCCGGCGCCAAGATCTACCGCATCCTGGAGGTTTACGAGCTCGGGGCCTACAGCGTCACGCAGCCCGACCGGATCACGGTGCTCGACAACGACACGACGGGGCGCGCGCTGGTCGCGCTGTGCCCGGCGAGCCTCGCCGACACGCCGGATTTTCTCCTCTCGACCTGGTTCGAGGCGCTCTACGAGGGCACCCTCGCACGGCTCTTTCTCGAGCCCGACAAGCCGTACTCGAACGACAAAACCGGTGCGTTCTACGCCGACCGCTACGAAAAGCTGATCACGCAGGCCGGGCGCCAGTCCACAAGGTTCGTCACCGACCGCCCCACCAGAAGCGCGGACATCGACCGCCTCTACATGAGTATCCGCTCCAATTTGGATATCGACACGCCGCAGACCGTGATCCGCCAGATGGCGTGGAACACGATCGAGGATTTCTACATCCAGTCCACGGCGTGTCGCGAGCACGTGTACTGGAAGATGGCGCCCGGCGCCCGGACCATCGACTTCAACCCGTTCGACGAAACCAAGCTCGTCGCCTGGATCTTGAACTGGCGCGGCCTCACGAAAGGCAAGGTCGAGCACCCCAGCGTGCTGCGCGACCTCGCTTTTCCGGTTTCGACCCAGGAGCGCCAGGGCGAAGCCTGGCTCGCCCTGAAGCCGGTCAACCTCGCCGCGGTCGAGTGCTGTTCTTGTGGTGATTTGTGGTCGACCTGGTTCGAGTACGTGCTCTCCGGGTGCCTGTACCGGCTCTACCTGCAGCCCGGCCGCTCTTACTCCAACCCGAAACTCGCCGAGTACCACTACAAGCGGTATCGCGCGGGGGTGGCGTCGGCGCGCGACACGTCGGGGCGCGGGTATTCCGCCGGCTCTCCGGTGCGCGGCCCGTATTTCGCCCGAGGGAGGCAGCATTGACGGTCCTGTTCGTCGGCACCGAGGACATTCACTTCACCTGGGGCGGCGTGCCAGAGGTCGTGACTCAGGCTGTGAGCGGCCCCATAACCAATTTCCGCTCCGCGTGGGCGCGCTGCGCGCTGGCGACCGCCTACACCGCCGGTGAATCTTTTTATCGCGTGCCGGAAAGCCACGGGGCGTCGGCCGTGGATTCCTGGGTTCATTGCCGGTTCCAGCAGGCCGCGAGCCAGCTCGGGCAAACGTCGGTCTTCCGGTTCAACAACGCCGACCTGACCCGGCTCTACATCATGGGGCGCGGCGGTCAGCACCCGGAACTGTGGCGCCAGGACCTCGACGGCACCACGACGAAGCTGGCGACCGGTGTCCTGCCGATGCCGCCGTGGTGGCGCCTCGGCCGGTTCGACATGCACGTCAACCTGACGGCCGGCATCTTCGAGATGTATATCGACCTCTTCCGGTCGATATACTTTGTCGGCGACCTCACGCACGGCGAGTACGGCACGCTGACCGGGTTCGACCTCGGCGGCTCGGCCGGCGGCACGACGTTCAGCGAAATCGCGTGGACGACCTATAATTCGCGTAAAATCGTAGGCGTCCACTCGATCTGGGGGGTCGGCAACGGCGCCGCCTTGCAGTGGGCCGGCACCAAAGACGACGTCGACGAAATAATAGTCGACGAGTCCGACGCGAACTGGACGGACATCGCGGGGAAAATCCAGGAATACACGGTGTCGCCGCTGACGGTCCAGCTCACCGACAACGTCGTGATCTCCGCGGTGATGCTCGGCGCCAGGATGGCGACCAACCCGACGGACATATCCCTGGTGGTGCGCACGCATAGCGCCGACTTCCTGTCGCCGGCCTACGATACCGACGGGGCGATGGAAGACCGGATGAACATCTGGGAAACGAACCCGGCCACAGGGTTGCCGTGGACAAAAGCCGATTTGAATGACACCGGTTTCAACATCGGCGTCGCCAGCGTGTAGAGGATCACTCGATGTTGTTCACCGAGGC